ACGAGATGGGTACTGCCTCGATGATGGACACCACAAGCTTAGGGTCTTGTGGGTTCTTGTAATTAAATGTGCCGGGGATACGCAGGATGGAGGCGATGTCGGCGGTGCGGGAGGGGTCAGCTTGTAGGGCTTTGGCCTCGGTAATACGCTTGAATTGGTCGGCTACTGGCTCCCACTCTGCGCGGGTGATGGCCTCTTCTAACAGCCAGTATGCGTGTACACCGTTGCCTGATGTAATAGCGGTAGGCTTGGGTAGACCTAGATCCGTGCAGAATTGTCCGAGCGCAGCGACTGCATCCGTTGATGACTTGTATGGCTTACCCCGACCGGCATCAAGATCTAACCAGAACGCCTTAACTGATTGAACATTATCCTTGGTCCGACTGGAGTCATCCTTATATGACGCGCAACCAAAGTACACATCTGTACCTACATCCGCATGGGTCGCAGCATCGCTAAGTTCTTGAATCGTCGGGAAAAAACTCTGTACTACCTTCTTGTTTCTAATCTTTGTTAAACAAAAAACTCCCTCATCAGGGAGCACGGACGTTAGAAATTTCAGGGCATTCATATATGCCGTCCCTTGGTTGATCACATGTCGGAAGTGTTTATATTAACACTATATTTTTGTTGTGTTGGGGGTTTTCTGCACCACCCCCGGGGTGGCATATCTAGCAATCTAAATACGCTCTAAAAAACAAGGACTTAGTCGTTGCCCCAGTCTTCTAGGATTTTGGCAAGGTCAGCTTCGCCCTCAGGTTGTGCCTGCTTCTTGGTGACCTTTACCGGCTCCGATTCTGCTTCAGCTTGTGGCTTCTTCACAGTCTCGAATTCTTCTTCCTTCTCACCAACCTTGTCCTGTTGAGCGACAGTCAGTGTGACTGCGGCTTTGGCTTCGGTGGTCTGGCCTTGGCGAACTGCGATCTCATCTTCTGCATCGGTCAAAGGACGGATAGCCTTAAAGGTCAGCTTCGGCGTAGGCGACTTAATATCAAAACGCATTTCCGTAACCACCGCAGTAATCGGGCAGTTGTGTTGGCCGAGGAATGTTGCATATGCTTGGAGTGGGAGCTTGCCTTCTTCGCCTTTACCGAAGATAGAAGTTGCTGGGAGGGTAAGACCATAGACATCTCCTTCGATATCACCTTCCAGCACGACAGCCAGACGACGTGAGAAGCGGCAAGCGCGTGAGTCACCTTGACCCGAACCCTTGATGTTTTGTGGGCACTGAGCACAGGTACCGCACTGGGGGGTCTTAACAGCTGCATCGGGTGCTACACCGTCATTTGACCAGCAGGTTGGGGGTAGGACTTCGCCTTCTTTGTACTGACCTTCGTAGTACGTACGGCTGTTGGCTGGGGCAGAGGCCACGATAATCACATTCATGGCACGATCTTCGTTGGTAGCAATCTCTTTACCACCAGACACCATGCGGAATACGTTACCCTTGATCGAGATACGCTTGTAGGTTGAGCCACTACCACCGCCCATTAGGGCTTTCGTGGTTTCATCTAGCTCTTGGTTCTTCAGACGTGATGGAAGGTTTGCACCCTTAAAAAGTGTCATATTAGACATTTAATTGCTCCTTATAGATATGCTTGAGTTTGCTTTTGTACGAAGGTGTTCAGGGCTTCGCGGGAGTACAGCACTTTCTTACCGAGTTTGATGAACGGCAAACCCTTGTTACGACGTAGGTTGTACAGCGCGGTGACGCTGATACGCAGGTATTTGGCTGCCTCTTGGTTGTCGAGGTAGTCCTGCGGTGAGGTTTCACTCATTTACTTCTCCTTACTGAAATAGTGAACTTGCGGTCCACATTGATTGGTGGCGTTGCACCGGGGTTATCTTCCAAAAACTGCTTCATGTTGCCTTGAGCAATACGCTTCTCATAGACCTCAAGAATGTCGTGCTCTTTGACGTACTGGTTAAAGGCATCCCAGTCAGTAGCCCAAAACCGTTCGCTTACTCGTTTGTATGCGGTGCCGTGGGATGTCTTAAGGGACTCAATGTTGTTCTCTTTGCAGTGCTCAAGGATGGCTTGCTCGATCTTCTCCATCCCGTCTTTCAGACTGTTGTCTTCCTCCTCAAACTGCTTCTTCAATTCACTACGTTTATCGCGAATAGCGATGTAAGCTGTTACCAGCTTATCTGCATCAAATGACATATCAATCTCCCTTTGGTTATGTCTGAGTAATAAATATACTACGGTAGTACAGTGTTGTCAACTCTCTTCATCAAATATATTGTTGTAGAGCGCGATTAGTGATGCTTGGTTCTGTGTCTTTTCTTCTAGTGATTTATAGACCTTCTGTTCTGCGGCGCTGCCGACTAGCTTGATGACCGTCATGTGGTTCTTCTGACCCGGGCGGTTTATGCGCTCATTAGCTTGAAGCCATGTCTCGACGCTCATCGTTGGGCCGAACCAGATAATGGTGTTGGCGGCAGTTAGTGTGACTCCGTGCGCCGCTGCCTGTGGTTGAACGACTAGGACGTGTGGATCTTCTTCATCTTGGAACCGACGGAATATCTCAGTGCGCTTGTTGACTGGGACGCTACCGTCGATCTTCTCTGCGCTGTACCCTGCGGCACGGACCTTCTCTAATACGATGTCGATCGCGTGCTTAAACGGTACGAAGATAATAACCTTGTGGCTAGACTCCTCGATGATCTCCATCGTTACGTTGATCCGGTTTGAGCAGTCAAAGGCCACCACCGCTTGCGAGTCCGAATACACAGCCCCACAGGATATTTGCAGTAGTTTGTTTAGGGCTGCTGCGGCGTGTACCGCCGTGATCTCTTCACCTGCTGCTGTGACCAACATCTGCTTCTTGAGCGCCTTGTAATACTTCTCCTGCTGCTTAGTCAGCGGTACGTCGCGTGACTGGTACATCACTGGGGGTAGGTCCAGACAGTCTTTCTTCTCGAACCGGATGGCGGGTTGCAGGGCTTGGTTGACTAGCTCCGTAGCGCGAAGGGTAGGTACGTACTTAAACATCCCCACTTTGACCATCACCTTATCCCGCCATGCACCAGCAAAGTTAGGCACACGGGATGGGACACATAGCTTAGCCAAACCAAAAGCATCTTCTGGCGACTGAGAAGCTGGGGTACCTGTAAGCATCCATAACCAAGTCTCTGGTTTGACAAGGCGCTTCATAGCTTTCCATCGTTTTGTTGATGGGGTCTTATAGGCATTGGCTTCATCAATCACAATCAGGTCAAACCCACCGCTCGCTATCGCGTCCTCGATGATCTCAATACCGTCGAAGTTAATAACAACAATATCCGCGTCGCTATCAATGACCTGACGACGTGCTTCTCGGGTGCCATGAGCCACTTGGATATTGCGGTGCATGATGGTCTTGAATGCGTCACCCACCCATGCGGACTTCATAATCGATAGTGGACAAACCACCAGTACCCGTTTGATCTGCCCTATGTTGAGCAAATAATCAGCCGCCCACAGCACACTTGCGGTTTTTGAAGTACCCTGCTCATTGAAGCAAAATCCACGTTTGTGAAGGGTGAGAAACTCAGCAGTTTTCCGTTGGTGGTCAAACGGCTTATATAGACCGGGCCAGTTGTAGTCACGGCTAATGGTCGAGGGGACGTTCTTAATCCCGAGGTTTCGTAGTAGTTGCGCATTATGTAAATCCCAATGCACGAGCACATCTTGTAATCCGTTGGGGTGGTCTTTAACGATCTTGCACTTGCCGATAGCGGTCTTGATTTTGTCAGCATGTGCTGTGGTTACCAGCAAAGCCTTGTCTTGTACGATCTGCATTCCCTATGCCCTTGTTGTTTTGGTGTGGCGTCACAGCCCGGAGATTCATGGAAAGGTTGGTACTGCCGCCACTGATGCGGTTTGTATGAAACGGGGTTACCCCGCGGTGAAAGGACCACTCACACCTAACGTCCAGTCACTCATCACATAATTACTTTTTCTTGCGTTCCCGCTTACTGACTTCGGACTTCATACTTCCATCAGCATTACGGGCAAATGACCTGTTGGCTGCGGCACTTGTTGCCTTCAACCCTGTCTTGTTGGTACCGCCTTTTGACATAGCCACTACGTGGTGTACATCTTTACCAGCGATATCCATCCCAGCCTTGGCAGCTTGGCGACGCGCCTTATTTCGCTCCGATCGGTTGGCGATTTGCTCAGGCTTCCCCTGAAAATTTTCGTACTCGGATTTGTAGTTACGTTTCTTGCTTGGCATACTAATTCCTTTTTGGTTGGTAGTGCTCACACCATTCAACACTGCACCACCCACGACAAAGACCTGAGCTATTAGCGGGCCAAGTTCCTGTTAGGTGAGACGTTTTCAGGCTCTCTACGTTGTTCAACCACTTAGCCCACAGCTCTTTCTCTTGAGTGCGTTTGTACTCACCCTTTACCGTGACATCGTGATGCACAAATAATAACATCCCCTTGACCGTCTGGACTTCAGGAAAGTAGGCGAACACCATCAGGGCCATAAGCTCCAGCTGCTTCTTGTCTGGATACTTGGCTTTGCCACTTTTATAGTCCACGACATAGGCTACTGCGCCATTAACGATCAGTAAGTCAGCAATCCCCCGGCAGAATACGTCTTTACCTAAGAATCCCGACGCTGGTTTTAGCTCTGAATTTAGAGCCATTTCGAACTCACATAACTTCTCGCCGGGGATATTCTTCAGGGCATCCAGTACCGGTTTGAATTTGGTGAAGTCAATACCCAACGGCTTGCCGTCTCGGATGTACAGCTCAAAGGCTTCATGCAGGATCTTACCGTACCGGATTGCTTCTGTTTCCTCTTGGACGTACTGCTTGGCGACCTTGTAGGAATAGAACTGGCGAGGGCAAGTCTGATAGGCTTTTAGACTAGAGAATGACCAGCTTATGGGTTTGACTTCAGACATTGCACATCCTTTGGTTACGGTATGGTTCTGAGTATATTAGCATACTTCTGTTCGAGTGGATGCTCTGGTGCAGTTAAAAATTCTAGGGCTGCGGCAGGGTTGGTGAAAGTAGTTCTGATAGTCTCGTGGTTACTAGGCCGCCAGAATGTGTACCCCTCGTCGTACTCTGTGCTATGACCAACCCCCATCAGCTTACATACCGCAAACACATCCTCCCACGTTATACTTTGATTGTTATCTGTGTGTTGAACTGTTGTGCCCACGCCCATTGTAGTGTCGTTTTCCATCCTCGGTGCCTCATATATTTGTTGGGGGCATATGCGGAAATGAATCCACCCCCTCTCCTGTAGAACTCCCAGCCCGCGAGTTTCAGTATCGCCAACGCTTCTTCTTTACTTAGCTGATCCATAGTTAGGCCCATATCCCGCTTCCGCGGCTAGTGGTAGATCTGCATACCAGCCTTGTGGTGTACTCATCACTTCGAGCATCTTAACCTTAGCGCTCTCCGCTTCACTCTCCGGCACGATACAGACGATTTCATCATGGACCTGTAGGGCTACGCCGAATAGCTTATCTAACTCCAACACCATGTCGCCAATAATGTCTCGGGCTAAAGACTGGATGCAGCGTTGGTATACCTTGCTGCCATATACCTTGTCGCGGAGCTTGCCTTTCTGTGCGTATGTGTATTCCCAGTACCCCTCTGCATTGCGTGCTTTTCGTAAGTCGGGGTAGGCCAACACCAGACCACCGGGCTTTATCAACCCTTGAGGTGTCACTTGGATAATTCCGTCACGCAGAAACTCCATAGTCTTACCTTGTAGTAGCGCATCCAACACCTTACCGCCTTCACCCCACTGGTGCACCACCCACTTGTTCGTCTCGCGGTATGTGTTCTTCAGCATGGTGGCTTGGTCCATCGGGATTGTGATCTTACCTTTGGACTGAACCCGTACAGTATTCTGTAGTTTTTGGTCACCCGTGCCATAAATCAGGCTCAAGTTGCATACTTTTCCGACAAAACGCTCGTCTGACTCTTTCTCGATCTGGTTGTACTCCAACCCCAAGGCATCGGCAATAAAGTCACGGTACAAGTCTACCCCTGCACGGATCTTGTCTACCTGATCGTCCTGCTTCGCTGCCCACAACCCAAGGCGTAACTCAATATTACTTAAGTCACCTGCCAGTACGACATACCCCTTCGGTGCCTTGATGGATTTGCGTAGCGCCCCACCACGTGGGAGGTTCTGAAGGTTGATCTGGTCAAAGCCTGACCAGCGGTGCGTCACTGCGGCCCCTGAGTATTTAAGTGGGATAGGTAGTAACCCACGCTCACCGATAGCAATAAAGCGTTCTGTACGAGTCTCCTCAATACTAGACTTGGTGCCGAGTCGGGCACCGACAACGGTTTGTACTACGGGGTTTGGATGCTCCAGTAGGGATGTGAATTCGGCGTCGGTCTTGGCAAAGGCAAACGTCTCCTTACCAGTGGTCGGGCTTTTCTTCATCGGTACTGCGACACCTAGCTGGGTTAGCAGCTCTGCAAACTTGGGGTTTGACTGAAGGACATCTGGTGTACAGATCGCTGAGTTAAGCAGTTTTTGTTTCTTATCCTGTACATTCTGTAGGTGTTGTCTTAAATAGGACACATCCAGCTCGAACTTCGGACGAGCAAACATCTTGATCGTACAGTCAATTAGCTTCAGTTCTTTGGTCGTGAACTTCGGTAGCATCAGGTTGAATAGTTTGTAGGTCAACTCCACGTCGTTCTTGCAATACTCACCATACTGTGCAAGTTCTTGAGGGGTAAAGTCCTCACGGCGCTTACCAGACGCATCATCAACTTCCGTACCTTTCTCACCGATACCGAACTGGATCGCCATGTTTTTGAGCGAGACTGACTTATTGATACCGAACAGTGCCTGCCCCATCGACATGGTGTCTGCGTAGGCTTTAGGTTGTACCCCGAAGTGCCACTCTAGGATCGCCGCATCAAAGGCTGTGTTCTGGCACAGTACCATCGCATCTTCCCAGTCGTAGTTGTGTAGGAAGGCCCGCAACGATAAGCGATCCCCACTATGCCACACCGTCTTACCGTCGTTGACCTTGACACCTACCCCGATCGCCTCAAAGCGCTCGTCACGAACATACTCCTCGGTGCTTATTTTACTTAATGAATACGATTTCTTATCATAAAAAGTTTCGAAGTCGAGTGTGATTAGATTCATCCTAGTGGGCCTTTCATTATATTTATCGTGCTCTGATATTCCAATTCTTTTTGGCGTTGTTCCATCTGTATGGCGTATTTGTTTAGTCCAGTGTTTGATATCGCGATTTGTGAAGGAGTGCTTAGATCAATACCTCCTCCCGTTGTTGTGTACTTACCATGAAAGAGTTGAGGTCTCTCTTTCTCTAGCTCATCATCCGTGCTCAACATCGTCTTCAAGGCAGCGCCCATGTAAACCGCCCGTTTTGCTTCTTCTAGTCGTATGTCCAACGCTTCTTTCTCGTGTGGCGCAACTACAGGACCAACAAGTCGTAAGGCTTTATTCCACTTGTTTTCTACTATAGCTCCATAATCATCAGGGTTCCCTATATAATCCTCCGGGTAGTCCTTCATCCGGTTCAGTAGCATCTCCACTACGTCGTGCATCTCAGACATTTCTATTCTCCCAAGTGTTCTAATAACTGCTCTAACTCATCGATGTTATCTTTATGAATCACCCGCCCATAACCACCACGATCAATCACCTTACTGAGAAACCGTTTCTGTAGGTCGGTGGGCTGTTTCTTAGCGTCAGCCTTGCACTCGATGGCAATCATCCTCCCGTTGTACAGAGCGATAATGTCGCTTACCCCTGATACTCCGTATCCTGTGCCTTGTGGTGAGAAATGAAGCGCCTCATACCCGTCAAGTAGTTTTTTGACCTTGCGTTTTACAAGTCCTTCAGGCGTACTAGCCATTGTTCTGCTCCGGTAACCACATCCGCATATAGCACGATGCGAACTCAATATCTTTCTCTGGGTAACCCTTCTCTTTTAGGAAGTCAGCTAGCTTCTCGTGCTTGTCCTTATCCCATAGATCAGGGAACCCATACATCCAGCCGCTTGGTGGATCGACCATTACCTTGCGGGCTTCGTTGATCTGCTCAAAGAATGATTTAGTCATGGTAGCTCCCGTCCACACAGGGGGCATTTGTTGTTGCTGGTACTGATCTTAATATGGCAGTTCTCGCAGTGCTTAACCTCAAACGCGGGGGTATCAAGAACAAACTCGCGCTTCTGACCTTCTCGCGGCCCACGCTTTGGGGTGTTGATCAGGCGGTCGCCTGTTACATCGTTGTAACTAGCCATTATCTCTCTCCTCTAAGACTTCAACCAACTTCTCGATGTAGTGTCCAGCCTTTTTAATCTCTTGCACGTTCTCATCCTTACTGCCCATACGCATCAGATACTTCAAAGCGCCATGACGGTATGCACCGATCCGCTGTTCAATAGGCCATGTATCAACTACATCCCAAGGCTCCACACCCATGTTCTTGTAGTGATCCCCACCAACTTGTTTTTGGTTTGCTCGACCTAACATCGCATCTAGGTGTTGTTGTTGTTCTTCGCTTAGCCGAACTGTTGGCCCCATCACAGCGTTGTATGATTTAGCTACTTCTTGCTGCATCTCTAATTCACGTGCGGTAACGCGTTCTTCGGCTAACTTCCTAGCTTTGGCTTCACACTCAGCACGCCACAACGCATCCGTATAACCACCCTCGTTATCCCAAACTTTCATAATGTCCTTCTCCGTCATTGATTTAGTTACAGTTGTTCTCACCACAGTGCCTCCGAGTTCATCGTTTCTTCTAAGGTCTGCGCGTGCTTTTCGGCTTGACCGCCGCTTCTGATTTCGTATTCGCCCTGCCGACAGTTCCGCTCCGCCCATTGTTTTGCTAACTCCTTAGTGTTAAAAGCCCGCAGGGGCCATGACTCCTCGTACACAACAAACCCCTTATTAGGGGTGTCTCTTGCATTTTCCCGATGCACTTTTTCCTCCATCGAATACCTAAGTTAAAAGATTAAGACACCCCTATTAAGGAGTGGGGGCGGTGCGCCAACACCGTGAATCCCCCGGGTTCCCAACAGGCAGTTGAGGTTTATGACTCTAACACGTCTATCGCTTTTTGCAACAGCTCTGAGGCACCCCACAAGGCAAACTCTTGGTCGTCCGTTGCACTACCTACTGAACTACCCATATTGTCCATCACCATCGTAATAACGGCTTTGGCTTGGTAAACGTAGTTAGTCGCGTCATGTTTAATACGCCACGCATCTCGCTTGGCTTTATCTTGTTTCTGTTGCAGCACTTTGTCTGAGTCACTTAGAAAGCTGAAGTCAAACTCTAGCTGCTCGTACTGCTTACCAGAAACACCCGATAAGTTGCGCTCTTTGTCCTCGTCGGTCCAATTGGACATCCACTCATCTCTACCTGAACTCATATCAGGCTCCTAAGAATGATTTAACGCGATGCCACAGCGAGGGTTTTGATTGGAAGTAGTTTTGTGAAACTTCTACCATTGTGTAAGGGGCTGGATTTAGCAAGGGACTCGCGTTCATCATCGCATCACGCTCACGCTTCTGAATTACCTTAACGACTTTCTTCTTATCCGCAGCACGGATCTGATATACCTGTTGTGGGCTGCAATGTACCATCGCGGTGATCTGTTTTACAGACTTACCTTGCTCTAGTAGTTTGCGGATACGTTCGGTCTTGGTTAGTTTCTTTGCCATTTTATTTCTCCATTAAAAACAAGTAGTTGAGCAGTTGTTGCCTTGGCAACACGTAGTGCATGTTTGCATACCGTTGGGGGTTGAGACTGTTTGGGTTGTGCAGCTTGCCCATACCGCGGTGATAGTACCTGCCGTCAGTAGACCTACGATCAGTTTCTTCATTGCATCATCTCCTCTTGTTTCGTTTCTAGGTAAGCGTCAAAGCACTGACCCATGATATCGATGAACTTTTCTTTACTCTTGTCGGTTACCGTGTCGTAGTAGACTTGGATCATTAACCCTGATAAGCAGGTCAGCCCTTCCTCTGCGGTCATACGATGTTCCATAAACGTCTCTAAAACCCCGACACGTGCGGCTTCAATCTTGTCCAGCTTCTTTTCTAAATCAATCATTTTACTTCTCCCTTGTTTTGACTACGTAGGACTTCTACTATATCAGGAAATGCGTTCCTGAGCGCTACTACAAAATCAATATCTTATTCTGCTTTTCGGTTTGTAGGTGGTGTTTGAAAGATCCCCTTGTTTCTCCCCATAATGCTCACCGTACCTAACTTCTTCCAGGGGGCTTTGCTGGCTTTTTTCTCAAGTGCCACTAACTCGTTCAGTTGTTCTTCAGTCATCGTAGGGCCATCATCCTATCTCGGTATTCAAAATCTTTCTTGGTTGTACACCCTGCACAGGCGGGGTCGGTATCCCATAATGCAAAGCTGCGGCAGTCTGGGGAGTTACTAAATGGTATGCGAGTCTGTACTACGTAGAATGTGCCGTCTGGTTTGTACCTCCGTTCTGGGGCGAAGTACCCTGTGTTGTAATCTGACCTGCTGTGACAACCATACCTGAAGCTGCCGTCAACCTTTACCTTCTCATGTACCTCATGTTCCTCTACTGGCATATCAATCCTTCACAAAATAAACTGTTGTTTGATACCCGCCCTTAATCGGCTTACCCTTCTTGCCATAGATCAACCCACCCTCCAACAAAAAGTCGATCGCTCGGTATAGGTAGGATGTTGTGACGTTGAGGATCTTTGCTAAGTCGCCGCGACTCGCACCGGGGTTATCGGTCAGGGCTTGGATGATTTTTGGTGTAATCGTTTTATACTTTGTGTCACGGTTAACCGGTGGCGTGTAGCCCGGATATGGGTTAGCGCCGTTAGACCACATGGAGTATTTGCGTGAGTCCATCACTGGTGGGGGTGTGAACTGCCCGTAAAGAATTGTTTGTAGGTTCATTCTGCTCTCCCGTTATCCATCGCTTGGATTTGTAGCTCCGCGCAGTGGATGATTATTTTAGGGTAATTCTTCGTTGCGTACAAGGTACCTGCCTCTAAATCTTCTTTAGTTACTAGGTATTTGTGCGGATGTTCGAAGTCGTCCCAGTGTGTAAGTAGTATCTTAGCAATCTTGTCGTACTGTTCGTCTGGCAGTATGGATGCGTACCGCTTGTAATAGGCGTAGCTGGCGACAAGAAAGACTTGAAACAATCGACCTAAGTTATTTGTCAAAACCCTCCACTCCATAGTGTGTTAATAAGGCCCATACTTGATCCCGTGTGAATAGTGGGATGAGTTGATTAGCGAAGCATGGGTTCACATCTGTCCTATCTAGGACAAGCTCCTCTCGATCATCTACCTTCCACACATACCCAGCGGGTTTCCATAAGTGCGTCTCGTGTAGCGCGGCGGCTACATCATCAAGCGGGTTGGTCATTTGTTCTTCTCCTTGAAAGCGGCGATGACTGCACTGGCATAACCAAATAAACCATCATTGCTTTTGTACCACGCTTGAATCAGTTTGTTTATTTCGTCATCCGTCAAATCAACCCACTCACGCTTTGCGGATACTGGGGCGGCGTAGAGTGGTGTTGTGAACTCGCCGTCTCTGAATATCTTGCAGTCAATCCACCCGTCAGGATGCGTATTTTCAAATCCGCAGCAATACGCCACCGGCTCCTGCTTCTCCTGCTCTGCCAGCGCCTCAATACGACCTGCTTCCCTACCCATTTCAGCCATTCTTTGTGAAACGTACTTCCCAAGTGGTAAAAACTTATTTGTCATTTGTTCTTCTCCTTGAAAGCGGCAATGACTGCGCTCATTAACTGTAACGGCTCACCTGTCCAATCTTTGCTGATAAATACGTCCCACATCTCATCATCCGTCAAATCAACCCATTGGCGTTCTACTGGGGCGGCGTAGAGTGGAATAGTGCAGCCGTCAGGTGCTTGCCAACCACATAGTTCATGCTCAAACCATACAGTTTCTTTGCCGTTCCACCACGCCACCGGCTCCTGCTTCACAGGCTCGGCTTGAAACTGTGCTGCAAATTTAGACATCGCTGCCGCATACCCCATCCGGTACATTGGGTCGCTTTTGATTGCTTCTGGTTTTACTTTTGACCAATCCATAACCAGTTCGTTAGCGTCACCAGAATGATCGGCTAATGCCTCACGGATGGCGACTAGGGCTTCATCTGGCAAGTCTGTACTCCAGTTCATTCCTAGACATATGTTTCTTGCAAACTCTGCCGCTTCCTCTGCCAGCTTCAATGCTTCGGTTGTTTTGTTCATTTCCAACTCCTCCACCAATCTTTATAAGTCTTTACCCATTGTGTGTACATATCCACCACACGTTTCTCCCACATCTTTGGGATCAGTATCCTCAACCACTCACTTGTATCCTTATCCATCACCAAACTCCTTTTCATAAAACCAATGTACTTTGTCGGGTAGCACCCACGTTCCAAAGAAATAACCTAAATCATCACCAGCTATCTCGCCCGGCGCTAACGCTTCACACAGATCAGTAGGATAAAACAGAAACTGCCAGCCACGTAGCTTCAGTAGCGTGATCTTATCTGCTGTCTCTTCTTCACTGTCTTTCATCACTCATCCTCCAACCAAAATACACCTGTATCAATGCGCTTACCAACACCGGCAAGCCAGTCACCCCCCGGCTCATGCAGTAACAACACACCTAACTTCTCTTGGATGTGCTCGGGGATCTTATTAAAGTCGGTATATGTTGTGGTTGCACCACGTTTGTGGTTCTGCTCCGCTGTCTTGAACCAGTTAGGCATTAGTGACCACGTACCATCTGTGTTACGGTAGATTCTCATTGCATTACACCCCTCCTTCATCTCCGCGACTGTTATTGAATCTGAAAACTGCTTGGTCTTATAAAACTCATGCTCACCAAGCAAACTTTTCCAAAATCGCTGCCACCTCGCATCTGACATCTTTCTTAATCTCCTCGCTCTTGCGTAGGTCATCGGCTACTACACCAGACAACAACTGTTCTACTTCTCTGCGTGCTTGCTCTAGGTTAGGATCATTAGTTATATTCAGGTCACGTAGCATACCACATAGATCCAGTACGTTGTCTACTAGGCTATCTCGAAAGATCTTATTCTTACCATCTGCATCAGGGGTAAGGCGTTCTGCGATCTTCGTGAGGCTATCCTTCAGACGTGTCCATAGATCTTTCATCGCGCTATTGACGCGCTCCTCATACGCCTTAGCGTACTCTTCCTTCAACTCTTTCTCCATCTCCTCACCCAGATCCACCAAGAAATGACCGGCCTCTGGCACAGGGCTAAAGCAATAGCCGAACTTGAACTTACCGGTGATCTCATTTTGGTCTGGATACTCACTGCGATCGAACATACTGCCTAGCTTGAACGCCTGTGCTGCAATACGAGTTGGGTAGTCAGTCACAAAGTCAGTCACCATCGTGTCGAACTCGGTCTTGTAGGCATCTAGTGTCTGCTTGAACTCAAAGAACTTTGCAGTGGGGATGAGTCTTAAACCGGAGTTGGACCAAGGTAGCGTCTCGGCATACAACCAGTTGCGGAAGTTGGCGGCGTACTTGTTAATCGCTTCGAGCTTCTCGTCGTCAGCCAGTAGATTCTTGTTGGTACGGCTTGCGCTACGGCTTGCCCCCTTGTTGATATTCACTTCGTCTGTAACCTTACGGTCTAGTTTGCGTGCGCTCCAGCTTGACACACTGACTTCAACTAATAGTGCTGAGCTACCGATATTGATTTTCATTATAGTTTCCTTAGATGTTTATAGTGAGACGTGCTTGATTGAGCGCAGCTCTAATTTCTTGGTGTACCAACCATCTGATTTGTGAATTGGCCTGTGCTATGTCTAATTCATAAGTAGGAGCCTTATGCATACCTGAATTGCCATAAACCACATCCAACACTACTTGTATGATCCGCATCTTAACTTTCTCTTCGACCTCCATCATTAGGATGGTGTCGGCTGCTTCTTTATCTTGTTGGTTCATCTCATTACTCCTTGATTGGTTTTGGTCCGCGCATCTTCATCACGGCATACTGTTCGTCGGTCATACAGGTTAACGAAATTGGAGGTGTTCCATCTGGTTTTAGATACAGCACTGTACCTTGCCCACTTATATACGTTGACTCGACCCGCTCCATATTCTCAAGCGTCCTAATTAGGACAACCGCGTCATCAAATGGCATGACGTACTTCTCATATCCAATCTCAACTAATGCTTTCATAAATATAACCCCTCTAAGTCTCGTAACAGGCGAGCCTGTTCTTTATCGCCTGTGATCAATGCCATCGCCCAAGCAAGGGCCAATCTTTTTGATTCTCTAGGACCGACTGTTATTTGTGCTTGCTCGTCTGTGACATACCATTTTGTTCTGTAACCTACAGATCTAAGCTGCCAACCTCTCGCCTTGACGACCGCTATCATGTCCTTCTGGTTCATCATCAACCTCCACTGCAACTGTTCATCCAATGACTCAGCCCACTCATCAAAGGCTTCCTCACTCATCTGGTAGTCAATCTCATCTCTGAGCTGGTAATACAACTTACCGAACATCGCCTCGCATTTACCCTTGACCCACGTTTCTAAGTCGTTGATCTGGTCGATACATATTTGGTAATACTCACAGTAGTTCATCCCTGCCAGTATGGATTTGTATGGCCCGTTACACTCTACAACAGCATCCCCATCAAGCGTCCCGTCGTCATACCCACGCCAATTGATACAATCAAAGCTCGCATAGTCACTACCTCTCCATCCAGCGCTGATCACCATATACTCGTCACAGTCACCCATCTTCAGGGCTTCACGTAATACAAAGTATTCGTTCTCGGTATCAAATGCGTCTAAAAACTTCTCCAGCCATACCTTACCTGTAAAGAAAGCATCGTCACCTTGTGAGTAACTGATCGAATAGTGAATCTTATCTACATCCAACCAATGGTTGTTCTCATTCAATGAGTCCACATAGAAATCTTCTTCTAGCGGGAGTTCCCATTGGCTCTGACAATACCTCTCATGTTCTTTTTGGTATATATCAGGATGGTTTGCCTTTAACTCTTTGATATCAACTGTCTTTATCATTCGTATTCTCCCATCAACGACTTAATGATTGCCACCATCATCTGCGGCTCTTCACCCACTAGGAATCGTGCGGTGTCTTCTCGGTCTTCACCCTCTAAGTCTTTGATCTTAACCGGATAAATCTCCCAATACGGCCTATCCATATGACCTAAATTATCAAGTACATCCCAATACACAGACACATGACGATCGGCATCCGTACTATTGGCGAACCTAACCATGAACCGTGCCATAGCACCGCCGAACGGCGGGATGATCTTGACTTCTAACTCAGGCGGAAACTGCAACCAAGGGGCTGACTTACTCCAGTCTCGCCATTTCTCGTCGTTCTCAACTTTGTATCGCTTCAATACGTCTGTGTGATGCATCTCGCTCTCCCTTGTCCTAATTAGGACACATCGTTTTGTCTGGTTAGTAATGTGTTGAACCCTATTGCAACGGCGGCTTGTTTGGTTATGCCCCATCCTAGTTGATCGTGTGTTTCCGTGGATTTGACTACCCACACCAGTCCACCGTCAGACTTACCAGCATAATCCAGTTCATACCCCGCCATTTTCAAAACGGCTTCTTTCGTTTCGGTGTCCATCAATAAACCTTTCTTATAAAACGCTCATAGCCATACCAAACTAGATTTAGGCGCGAGGCGTTTACCATACAGCACTGTCCGTCTGGATGGATCAGACGGAACCAACCATGATCTTCGATACGATATCCAGCCATCTTAAGCACCGCTTCCCGCCTACGTCGATCCCACCACATCCTAATTAGGACAAACATCACTCGATCCTCACTGTTTTGCCAAATGGTGCGACCTCGTCCGTTGTCATACCGAAAAAGACTGGGTACTTAGGTGCATCACACCATGGCGTGTAGCCGTCACTAAGAATAATGCAAGCCTCTGCGTTGATCCCCTCTTCCTCAACCTTCTCGAACACGCAACGGATATCCGTACCGCCACCACCTGCTGGCTTGACTTTGTTCACTAGGTCACCGTAGTCACCCGGCTCCAACACATCAATACCTGCAACCTTGGTGTCCCACCACAACAAGTGGATCTTCTCAGGGCATACCGCCTCACAGATCGTAGACAACTCACCTAGAAACTGCTCAAGCTCAGCCTGACCGATCGAACCCGACGTGTCGATACCCACAACAATAGGCCCAACTGTCTCGGAATACATTGATGGTAGGTATGTGCCAGTGTGCAAGTGTCTGCGGTTAGGCTTACGCCATGTGGAAAGTTCTTTATCATTACTGATCGCTGAAACAAAGTCGCGCAACATCTCACGCCAGTCAACCTTCGGCTCCAACATTTTTGTGATAGTTCTGTCCACATTGCCGCCCATCTTACCGGCGAGGATCGCACCTTGGCGCAGGGCTTCATCAACCGCACGTTCTAAGGCTTGTTGCTCCTTCTCGGTCATCTGCTCACCATCTTCAAACCCATGCTCGTCGTATGGCTGACCCCCACCTGAACCTTGACCTTGTTGGTCTTTACTCTGCTGCTTCAGATCGTCATAGACTTGCTTGGTGTTCCACCCGCGATACTTGGGGTCTAGGCAACCACCCTCGATAAACTGCACGACCTCGTTGTTAGGGTCCGCGTCAACGATCATCTGGTTGACTACATAGTCTGCTGCCTTGTTGGTCAGCCTAGGGTTCTCTTTCCATAGCTTCTTCCACACGGTAATTTGTTTTAGGGCTATGTGCCAGCTTTCATGCGCGACTAGGAAGTTAAGTTGCTTTTCAGATAGTGGTTCGATGAAATTAGGGTCAAAGAACGTATCGCGCCCATTGGTATAGGCAGTACCACACCCTTCGCGGATCTCCATCTTACCTAGCACGAGGATGCCAGACAACAAACAAAACTTAGGTGAGCGCATTAGTGTGATCTTAGCGCGAGTGATACGTTGTTGTGGTGTTAGTTTCGCCATGATTTACTCCTTAATATGTATCGGTTAAACGCTTTTTCTACACATCTGTCGCGAGTGTGAGCGATGGTTAGTGGTTGCAACGTAGTGGGTTGAGCAATCCATAAATTCTTCTCTGTCCTAATTAGGACACCCGCCATCTTCAACACCGCCTCTTTATCAGCCGTTGATAATGTAGGACTCTCCATGATTTTTGCACCAGTTGATTACGCTACTGAGACTTCTACGTTTGACTTCGTATAGGTCATTCACAACCGCCACCCACGGGCGACGCCCCCGCCTCTTGATAATAATAGCCATGATTACAGAACTCCCCTATCACAAAAACAGTTCGAGTTTTCTGCAAGCGGTGGTCACCGACTTGTTCATAACAGCCCAACCTGCCTTCGATGATTTGATCAACGACGACAAGAACATAATGGCGATCTCGCTAGGCAAGCGATCAAGGTACTTCATAAACGGGTCAATCGTCTCCTTAGTCACACGGGTAACAGCGCCGTAAGCGAAAATCATGTTAGCGATTTGATCTTCAGACACAGGGGCGGACTCAGGCTTCTCGATCACGATCTCCCACGGGGTCAGTTTGTCAGCGACATGGATATAAGCGACCATATCAAGTGCGGCGGCTTGTCCTACACACCCTGCTAGGCATGATTGAACAATGGAGTCACCAAGTACATGACGACGTTTGACAAACTGGCTGGCTTTCTCTAATGAACGTGGGGTAACAAACGCGGCTTGCGACTTGCGAGGGTTATAAATATATGGATTATCCTGTTGGTTTTCATCAGTATACTCAGCTAAGGCGTGTGGGTAGTTCTTAACCCAAGCGCAAATCTCAGGAGCAACATCATTGTCCATCGCCCAGTTCAACCACTCGTCAGCGTCAGGCTTTTTGACTGTGACAAAACAAACGCGGTTGCGAGCATGGGCTTCGACCTTATCACCGACACCATCGGTAGCCAGATTAGTAGTACCGAATACAATCGAACCTTCAGGCAAGTGATGCGCGCCAATACGCTTCTCAAGTAACAAGGTTAGCAACGCGTTTTGTACAGGGCGCATAGCCTTCCCGATCTCGTCCAAACATAAGAGGAGTGGTTTGTTATCCTCGGTCATTAAGTTTGCGTTAGGTAGAAACTCGACGCGATCCCCCTTCGGAATCGGGAGACATAAATCTGACAGATCGAGTGTTGCGCAGTCTAGATATTTGGCGGTGTGAGTCGGCAGCTTCTCGGCCATAGATTTAAGTGTGCTTGACTTACCAATGCCGGGGGATGATTGCATAACGATGGTTACGTCATTACCAACTGTGAGGATGGCTTGTTGTACTTCTTTAAGTGTCAGTGCTTGCATGATTAACTCCCTTTTTAGTCCATGTAAGTGGGGTAGTGACGGCTTCTTTGTGTGTCATACCCCTATGTTTAAGTCGATATAAAACTGTTTTTGATCCAATGTTGTACCGTTCACACCATGTAGAAAGTGGTTGTGTCTCACCGTCAATGGTTATAAACTTTGTTGATGTTCGGTTATTTGCTTGCTCCTTTGCCGTAGCCCACCGGCAGTTAGTTAGTTCATAGTGCCCATGTACATTTATTCGGTCGATCGAATAGCTGCGGTCTGGTGGTTCTCCCATATCAGCTAGGAAATATGTAAATCCTGATGTATCCTCATCACCAAACCGCCATCGATCACAAACTTGTGTACCTTTAGCTCCATATCTTGCGTAATCCCGATCGTTTGGGTTATGGCAACGCTGAATCATATGCTGCCACCTACGATATATATTCGACCTTGTGCCTCGAAATGCGTACCCATGTTTCATAACAACCTCCTGTTAAAGTGATTGTATTTTACCATAGATAGGCTCTCTTTACAACGCGTCCTAATTAGGACAATGAAACACTACAATTACAACGTAAGAACATATATTATAACACAACAGCAACTACCTGTCAACCTACTTTTTCACACATACCGCTCGGATATACCCTCGACCAGCGTTCTCCAGTACCCACGTTTTTGCGGCTTCACATGATTCTTGGCGATCAAACGATTGGAAACTTACGACGCTATACATAACTACTAATACCCAGTTCATTTTTGTTTCTCCTTCCACAACCTGATTTTTGCTGTGATCTGCGCCGTGATAGTTGACAAAAAGTCTGTACCTTCTACACCACGACCTAGCACAAGACTCTGCATGGACAACTCACTACTCGTCATCTGCTTAGGCTTTGGGATGTAGTGACACCCTATGATCAGTTTCCCTGTGTTGTACCCGATGTCTGTAACTCGGTTGTATGGTTTCATCACAACTCCTCCATCTCAAGTATCTCAACATCTCCAAAGGTCTCTTTACCCCAGTCACCTGACTCCATACGGGCTTCAGCCTTCTGCTTCGCGTCCAC